TCATTTGGTTATAATAATCTGTAGCAGATACCGCGGCATTATTGAATAGCTCTTGAGTCAAACTTCCTGTGTTCCCCAAAGCATTCAAGACTGCCAAATTGCCTTCCATAGCAGAAAATAATTCTTTATTGGCTTCTGTTACTCCTCTAATCTTCAAGAGTTCTTGTATGCCAGCTGATGCTTCTGTTCCCAATTCTTCATGCTTTTTAATTATTGCATCTAATGTTCCCCCTAAAGAATTCATGGCCTCACTGTACGATGCGCCATTTGCAATCATGGCATTAAAAACAGCTAGGGTCTGGGTCTCGAGCCGCCCGAGAGACTCTACATTTGTTCCGACAGCTCCTGCCATAGCCTCAAGTCCCTGAGCAGCATTTATTGAGCCGCTTTTCACGACTCCAAGTTGGTCATTTATATAACCTGTTACTTCTGCTATTTCCAACCCAGAAGCCTTAACTTGCTTAATAAAACTAACCATCGATTCAGAGCCTTCAGTCCCAAACTTTTTAGCTGAATCGAGCAGTATAGAGAAGCTTTCGCTAGCAGCTTGTGAGGCGTCTTCTGCATCTAGTATCCCATCTGCGTAATTAGCAAGTATGCCAGTAGCCCTGTCCCACTGATCGCTGATGCTTTTCTGCGTAACCCCTACATCTTTCAGCACATCTGCATAATTCTTAGAAACAGCCGCGGCCCCTTCCATTCCTCCTTTTATATCTTCAGCGATTGCTTTAGCGGTTTCTTCAGTAATATCTCCCCATTTCGAGACTGAAGAGATAAGCCCATCTACCATTTCCTTCATCTCACGGGCAGCCTTTTCAGCTTCAGTCTCAGACTTCTTAAATAGCCCACCGATAAGCGGTATTTTACTCAGCAGCCCAGCAACCTTTCCAGTAATACCTTTTATCACATCACCTATAATTGGGAGTTTCATGCCAATTGAAATGGCTGCGCCGATTGGTCCTGCCAACTTCCCAAATTTCCCTATTAAATCACCTACAAAATTTCCCGCTTTCCCTGCAGCTCCTCCGATTAGCCCTCCCAAACCTTTTACCGCTCCACCGACATTTGAAAATACTCCTGAAATGCTTCCTGACAGCCCAGAAAATCCTTTCTTCAATGTCCCCCATATATCGTCTCCACCCTTTACTATTTCATTAACAACTTTATCAATCCAATAACCAACAATATTATCAAAAATCCCTTTCATACCTTCCCACAGATTCCCACCTGTTTTGATGATATTTGCAATACTCCGAATCGTATCTGCCTCTATCTCTTTATTTAACGCTTTCCAATCTGTTCCTATTTCTTTTGTTGGGAGGAAGGTTATACCTTTCATTTTAGTTACAGCCTGTTCAAATACCCCGGCCATATCTCTTGCCGCCGGTATTGCACTAGTTGTTATTCCAACACTCAGGTCGCTTATTTGCTGTCTCAGTTCGCTGGATACCCTTATCCAATCGCCCATCGTTATCTTGTTTTTAGCCCAAAGCCCATCAACTATAGCAAGCTTCCCTTCCAGCTCCTTCATCTTCGCTATTTTCTGCGGTATTGTCTCCAAAGCAATCGATTTAAGCGTGTCATTGAAGGCTTTTGCCGCCTCTTTTGCCTTCTCCTGAGCCTGCAACGCCTTTTTTACGGCTTCATTCATTTTTTCGAGTTTACTTTTCGCTTCCTCTGCTTTCTTTGCCTGTTTCCCTAATGTTTTATTGTATAAGTCAGTCCCTTTTATCGCTTCCCATACCTCTTTGCCGTGTTCTCTCTGCTTTTCCGTTAATTCTGCCGTTTTTTCTTTTAAGTTATGTTGTTCTTCAGTCCATTTTTTAGTGGCTCCAGAGACCTTCAACAATAATTTATAGGTCGCCCCCATTTTGAGCAACATCCCTTTAGCCCCAGCGGTTACTTTTTCAAGTGTCGATACATTTTCTTTTGATACCTCATCAAATTCTTCTAGTGTGTTATAAAAATCTCGGAAACCTTTTTGGCTATCATAAATCGTCTTTGTGAGAGTTATTATAGCGACAGTTATTAATCCAATCGGGCCTAGCAATTTTGTACCCATCGCCACTCTCAATGCTTTAAATCCCTTATTAAGAGCCCCTATCGCTATTGCAGCCTTTCCGAATATCATAATTGCCGGACCTATCGCCGCCACGATAAGAGCCCATTTTATTACGTTTTTCCTTGCCTCTTCTGACAAATTAGAGAACCACAGAACGGCCGGCTGTAATTGATTCTTTATGAAGTTCCTTATGACCGGGACTACCACCTTCCCGATCTGCAACGCCACCTCACCCATAGCAGAGGTCAAAAGTTTGGCTTGGCCTTTGAGTGTATCCAGCTGTATCGCTGCCATTTCTGACGCCGATTCTGTGCCTGTTATTGTTTTCGTGTAGTCTTCTATCTTGTCTGCACCTTGCGCTATTGCCGCCGCCATCGCAGGACCAGCTCTCACTCCAAATATGTTTATTATGGCAGTTGCGTCTGCTCCGGCATCTTCGAGTTTCCTTATTATCTCTACAAGGCTGTTTGTTGCAGGATTAACGTCAGCCATAGAAAGCCCAAGACTTTCTAGCCCTTCCCTCGTTTTTCCTGTACCCTGCATCAATTTCGCTAGTGCCATTCTCAATGCTGTTCCGGCTGATGATGCCTCATACCCTGCATCATACAAACTCATAAGCGTTCCAGTCGTCTGTTCTATTGAATAGCCAACGGCATTTGCCAGCGGGCCTATATAAGTCATAGAGATTTTTAGCTTTTCAAGAGTCGCTTGTGAATTTCCGATCGCCGCAGCGAATACATTTGTAACTCTTCCCGCCTCTGAGGACGCCAGTCCGAATTGATTTAGAGAGGCTACTACCGTGTTTGTAGTAAAAGCCAGATCCGATTGGGTGGCTGCCGCAAGGTCAAGTGTCGGCTTGATAGCCACGGCCATTTGGTTCGCTTTCCAGCCTGCTGAAGCCATATAGTAGAAAGCGTCAGCCGCCTCTTTTGCGGAAAAGACGGTGGTCTTGCCCATTTCCCGGGCAACCCCTTCCATCATCTTCAGCTCGTCGGCTGTAGCCCCGGATACGGACTGGGCGTTTTTCATTGACTGCTCGAAATCCGCTGAGAACTTTACTGATGCCGCTCCTATCGCAAGAATCGGAAGGGTCAAAAACATTGTCAGGCTTTTGCCCAAAACTGCAGCCCTCTTCCCCAACGCTGCCATCTTGGCGTCGAATTCCGTTGTATTCGCACCAACAAGCGCGTAAAGTTTCCCTATTGAAGTCGCCATTTTAATATCTCATGCTAACGAGTTCTCTTCATAAAGTCTCCGATGCTTACTGTCCTTGAGGTCTTTTTGCCCTTCCTGCTCTCGGCTTCCATGTGCCTCATAATCTTGCTATGCCACCTGGCCATTTTAATTATCTTCGTTTTAGCCTTTTCCCATACTTCCCTGCTCTTATATGGGCTCTTTTCGGGCTCACCGAAGAATTCTGCCCCCAACAGCTTTTGAGGGGTTACGTTTTTCCCTCTCGGCAATTGTACATTTATAATCCATGACGCCAACCATGCCGTCCTCAACCATTCTTCCTGTCTCTTTTTGCCATGAGCATTTACTGCTGTCGTGAATTCCTGAATTGTTAGTTTATAAAACTCCTCCGGCTTTAACCCTATCAAGAATGACGTTTCGAGGGCAACTTCCCAGTCCCAGGGTTCTTCCTTTTCCGGGGCGTCACCCTCTCCACGTTTTTTGGTTTTTTGCTCATACCCAGATACGGCAATATCTTGTCTAAAATATCAGACAGGCTATCCCACTCAATGAGGCTTCCAACCTTTTCCTCTGTCAATTTCGGGTCGTCATCTAATAGACCTAGATACAAAACAAGCCGTATAACATTGAAGCTTTTCATTTTCGCCAAAAGAGTGCCAGGGTCAGTAATTTCCAGCCCTACCCTCTCTTCCAGCTCCACCAATGCATTCAGTGTTAGTCTGAACTTTCTGGGCCTGTCAAGATCAATCATAGTAAACGGTTTGTTTTCTGATTTTGTCTCTGTCATAAGACCTCCTTAAAAATTATAATGCTTACGTTTACGCTTACGAACTAACTGAGCCTAGCCACTGCTTGACTTCTCCTGTTATGATCAACGAAGCAGAATAAGTGGTTTCGCCAAAAACCGGCGCCGTGGTTGTCAATGAAGTAATGTAGCAGTTACAGGAATAAACGAACGATTCCAAAAAAACCTTCTCTCTCAACGTGAAAACTACTGCAAATAGGGACCTGTTTGCAAAAAGAGTAAACAGGTCGTCGAATTGCTTCGGTCCGGCTGGTACTACATCCTGCACCACAATCAGCCCATCGATATCAAAAGTCCCACCAAGATCAGCCACATAATTAGTCCGCCAATAACTCGTGCCCCTAGCAACGAAATTCCCATACGTTGCCGCGTCCAGGTTCATTGTAAATGTTCTTGTTGCGGCTATTGCCTGGGGCGGCGTGCCAATAACAAACGTACAAAATTCACCAGGGATTGCTATTTGGTCAGCCATTTTGAGCCTCCTTAAAATCGGGGTGCTTTAAATTAACCTCTAAGGTTTCACCCCTGTTTATTTTTCTTAAAAAATCCTTATTCTTTGCAAGTTTTTTACCGTTAGATTCGTTTATGGTCTTCATCAGATTATACATATATTCAGGATAAAATATTCCTCTCGCATTTTTGTAATCCCAGATTGCTTTTCTGCTGTTTTCAACCCAGAATAACAACCCTCTCTTTTTCCTTATCTTTGGCCACGTGTCGCCTCTGTGCCTGCGTCTCAGATAGCCAGGTGTTTTTTCTCCGGCATGATGAAGGCAAATAACCTCATCAGTTACGCTGCATCTCCAAGCTGTATCAAGCTTTATGTGAATTGCAAAATCTATATGCTCTCCTCCGGACTTCAAATCGCTGTCCCATCTTATGTCTTGATTGTTTCTCAACAAGACAAAATTACTGGCCTGATCTGCATAATGCCATCTCACGCCATTCGATACAATCCATTCTGGATTCACTATCGGATACGAGAAAAGCATTTTGTCTTTCCTATTGATTTCCAATTGCTGTGCCCAAAGTGCCCTGGCTCCGCTATCTAGATCAATCGCCCCAGCTATCATCCCGAGTCCTGGCTCCGCCTCAAGAACAGCCTTGAATTTCTCGATTTCCGATTCCTCAGTGAGTTCCATGTCGTCCTCTAATAATAGAATATAGGGGAAATCCTTTAAGTTGTCCAATGCAACGTTTCTGGTCTTGCTTACCCCGCTATCAAAAGGAAGAATTACATAGTCAATATTCATCCTGTCCAGAAAATTAATAAACCGCTCGTCCTTATGCCTTCCATTATCTGCCACAAGCACCTTTATATCTGGGTAGAATTTCCTTATGCTAGATAAACATTTCATGCAGTCGTTCTCCCTCATAAAAGTAGTGACCACTACCGCCACGTCATCTAGTCTCATTTTTTGCACACCGTTATTAAAAAAGTCAATATCCCGTGATAGCTGTATCCGCTATCCTTTTTCATCCTCTCTATCTTTCCGGCCTTATATACTTTTCCACAATCCTGCCAACCAACTATCGTTAAGGCATCTGCTGTCACCAGTTCCACTATCTCTTTCATTATACCGGCAGCCTGAAACCTGCCACCTGAATCCTTGCTGTAGACATGAATCGGCACAACAACCATCCTGCCCTTAACTCCCCGGGCTTCCATAGGCTCATCAACCATGTCGCCAAAAGTCGAATACGGTAGGCCTGCGCCTTCCGGGACCTCATCGTATAATCCTCCTGTAATACCGATTAGAAGCGTATGCAAAGTTGTCTGCAAGGCTTCAATTGGATAGCTTGTGTTGTCGCTCATAATTTTATAGCCGCTCCCAACGCGATCACCAAAGCCGCCTTGTATTTCTCTCTGTTCATAGCAAATGCGGGCCACAGATAAGGAGATGTATAATTCTCGACATCCTCTGCATACTCCACATTAGTACCCACAGAAGCGTAAAAACCACCCATTTCCTTCGGGGGCTGCCCGACTCCATCTGAGCCAGAGCTTGGTTTCCTTCCGGCCTTTGCCGATGTTTTCCCTGTAACCTTGCCATACGACATACCACTGCCTGTCCAGTTTACGGAAATCGATGCTCTCAGCCTGCCCGTATCGACCGGACAATTATGGACTAAAAATCCATTCGCGATAAACGTTCCCTTACCTCCATTAATTACTAAATCGATAAAATGAGGACAATATTTTGGGGTTTTTATTCTTTTAATCTTCTTGACCTTCAACTCAATAAGTCTAATATCGCCTAAACCACATGATAAGTATTGAGATAAACCAGTCATCGTTATATTATTAATCTCTTCCTCACTTAAATGGATTAATCGATAATCTGGTTTTAATTTTTTTATTTCTTTATCTCTTTTATCCTCTTTATTTTTATCTCGATGCCAGTGCTCGCCATCGCATTCCAATAAAATCTTCATGTTTGGCAAAGAAAAATCTGCCCAATATTTGCAAACTTTAAATTGATGGATATAATCAATATTTAATTCTTGTAATAATTTTTTGATCTTCCTCTCTAGTTTTGTAAAGAAATGATTTTTCGCACAAACAGCATTCGGATGTTTCTCAGGATATTTCTTATAAAATTCAGCAAGCGTTCTACCTTGTCTTGCATGATATTTTTTTACTTTTTCTGGATTATTCTCTCTCCATTCTTTCCCTTTCTTTATAATTAATTCACTGTCTCTTTTTTGGGCAAATTCTTTTGCTTTAACGTGTCCTATTTTCAAGCCCTTTTCTCCTTCTCCGTGTTTATATTTCCATTTTCCGCCACAAGATTGAGAACAAAAAACACTAAAAAAAGGCTTTAATTTACCACATTCTTTACATTTTGAAGCAAGAAAATATATTTTTTCGCCCTCAATAATATCACCGAATTTTTTCCAACCCAGACTTGTTTTTATTATATGTTCTGGGCTTGCTGAAATAGACGAAAATGTGCCTTTTATTTGCGTTAAACCATTATTTATGGCGTTTATATAAAGCCTGATAATTTCTTTAGGCTTACTTTTTACGATTTGTTCTACTGGCTTCATTTTTCCTGATTCTGTAACAATTAATTCACCTGTAGATATGTCTTTAATTGGCTTCCAGCCATCATTAGTCAAAACTTTCGTTCGTGGATGAACACACAAAATTTTGGCGTCGTTATGAATCTGATAGGCAGTCATCAGCGTCGCTTTTTTGACTGCTTCTCTCACCTTGACCGGCAATAACTTACAATTTGTAAGAAATACCTTACCAGGCTTAACAACGATTTTCGGCCTTATCATTTTTATATCCAAGCCCCATTGTCGGGGTCAAGCTGATGGGGTTCACTCCCCAATCTCCATCAGGAGACGGCATCAGCTGATCAATCTCACAGATAACTCTCGCGTCAAACTGGACGTCTGCCACAACCCCTCTAGCCACCAGATATTGCATGTTTAATATACAGGCATAAGCTACGTTGCTCAACATCGCTTCCCTTATCAAGGTAGCCTCAATTGGCTTATATGAAAAGATGACCTTCAGCATCTCTTCTGGATCTGGCATTGCCAACACCCAAGATTTTTGCGTGTCTTCAACCATTCCAGCCCAGTCTCTCTTCTCCCATTCTTCAAGGTATCTTTTAAGGACAGTCCTAGGTTCTCTAGCGTATTCACTGTCTTTAAATCCGTTAATTTTCATGGGTTGGTTATCTCCTGTAAACTTAATGTTAAATACAAGTTTTGCTCATCCCAATCTTCAATCATTTTAATATCATAAAGCCTGGTGCCAAATTTCACTCTATCTCTTTTAATTATCCCGGGCTTATACATAATATAAGCAACAGTTACCGGGAACGCCTTTTGAGTATCGAAATACAGCGCCTCGTTTACTTTCGGCTTCGGGTTGAATCTTATCGGCACATTGTTATATCTTACCAACCACGTTTTCGTGAGCTGGGCGCCGGCCCCTACGACACTACTCAAATACAGTATTTTGCATTTAGTCCCGGCCTTCTCAATCATGCTCTTGATGCTCAATACAAATCTCCTACCAGCGGTCTTTGGTATGCCTTCAATTCGCTATATTCCTTTGAGTCCAGAACCTTCTTTAGCACATTTTTGCTTTCGCCTTTACTGTAGCTATAATCGCCCAGCTTCTCCGACTTAAGGCTTTCCCCACCACTTTCCTCTCTCTTGTCATCCATATCCTTAACCAGCTTGAAAACACCGTGCTTTATCGCATAAGGAACTGTCAAATATCCAGCGGTATAGGTAGTGAATATATTCCTATCGCCTGACGAAAACCCAGAAGGCCTGTAAATCCTTCCTTCATTTTTATCAATTTCATAGCCGTCTAGCGGATCGTCTGGTATGCACAAGTCAGCATATACATCCTTTCCGTAAAGATTTGCCTGCTCGAATAGTTGGGTTGACGGATAACCGTTAAAAGTCGATGCAATGACCTGAGCATTCCAAGAAGCAACCGCATTTATTGCCGCTGCCATTGTCGTAATCGTTGGGTATGCCACAAATGTCAATTCTGCCCCTGATACTCCATCTACCGTAAGCACAACCCCCGTTGCCGTTACTGTGATATAAGCATTCCTTTCAGTCGTGCTCGTGTATTTTGCTCTGATCACATCAGCCACGCCCTCACATATTTGCGAAATTGCAGTAACCGGATAATTGTCAAGCTCGAGATATACACTTCCGTGGCCATCATACCGTTCATTTAAGTAATCTCTTGTCAGGATTTTCCGCCTCAAAAAGTTTTCCACGATCTGACTGGCGCTGTCAATCAGCCTCTCCAGAGTATAGTTATCATAATAAATCAGCGTCAATTCGTTTACTTCTAATAGACAGTTAGTCGCAGAACGGTTCTTCAAATCAATAGAACTTGCCATCGACCAACCTTCTAAATTCGCTGTCCAGCCAACATAATTATTTATAAGCACCGCCAATTTACCAAGATTATAACTGGCAAGTATGCAGGTGGTTGCTATTACCGCTCCCGGGTTTACCGTCAAATCATCTATTGTAAAATCAGTATCTAGAGTCAATGCTGTTATTTCATATGTTTTCCCACTAACCGAGACATCCCCGGCAAAGATAACTAAATCGCCAATATTCAAATCTTGCGTGTCTGCTGTTGTGCAAATCCCTAGAGTGATATCGGTAACAACTACTGGAGTGCCACCCGTTAGGTCAATGGCGTGGTCTGTCCCTGTTCCGGCAGTTTTGTCCAGCGTTAAAATATTTCCTGATTTCTTAGCGGTCGCAGCAGTTCCATCATCGCTATATAGCGATATGGCATCGGCCTCGATGTCGTTGTTGCTCAGGCCGGCAAGTGCCTTGTATTCCTCTAAGGTTAAAAGCGCATATGGGTCTAACATTTAAGCCTCCTACATATATATCCGAGCGATTCCAGTTTAGCTCTGGCATACCGGTTCTTTGGATGGAATCCTACGAGGCTGTCATCCGGTCTCCAAAGCCGTTCTTTTAGGTCAATCATTTTTCATACCTCATCATGCTCTCACAATAAATGTTTTTGTGCCAAGTTAGGTGATTAATATACCTGCTTGCGATTTGATTAAATGCTTTCAGCTTACCTTTTTCTATAAAATACAGTTTAAAGCCAAGCTCTCTCAGCGTGACCAGGAAAGCCCGGGGGTCAAATCCTGAAACCCTGAGCAATTGCGGGAAAAACTCTATCATTAGATTTATGTATGCAAACTCCTCAAGTATTTTCTTCATCCCGTTTATGACCAAAGGCTCTGAACCCTCTACGTCAATCTTAATGAAATCAATATTGAAATCAATGTCAGAGAAATAATTGTCAAGCGATATGGTCTCAATCCGAATTCCTTGAACATTATTAGTTCTTTTAAAAAGCATGTTGTTTCCCGTGTTCCCAGGATTCAGATATAACGTTGCTTCCTCCGATCTATCAGAGACGGCTTTGGGGATGAGAGTCGCATTCTTATAACCATTGTAATCAACGTTTTTTTGCAATAATTTAAAATTTCTAGGCGATGGCTCAAAAGCGTATGTCTTTCCCTGCCGCCCGACACACCTTGCCATTATCAAAGTGAAATAACCAATATGCGCTCCTATGTCTATGGCCACATCACCCTTTTTTAGCGTCTTTAATACAAGGGCGGTTTCGTTAAGCTCATGACCCTTATTATTAAACAAATTTTTGGATATAAGCTGATCTTCAGGGTCTAAATACATAATATGGTTCAATACTCGTGCCTTCATTTTTCGTGCCCTTCATTAAAATATTTCTCGTAATTCATTCTTACAAAATTGTTTCTCATTATCCAGTACCCGGGAATATTGCAAAGCGAATTTTTATCATTAGCTTCAAGGGTATTCCCCCATTCTATTGTAGGAATAACAAATATCTTTGCTTTTGGTCTTTGCCTGCGAAGCTCAAATGACCAGAACAGATCGTCCAGCAAATAGTTGGGGCACTTGGTTATATCAATCATAAAATTCTTCCGATGTCCAAACAGCAGTCGCCCTGCCCAATCAACTTCCTGAATTTCTGTAATCAGATCTGCCCTTTGCAGCGGATAGCTTTGGTAGCCGTGTTTAGACAGCTTTCTCCCGAATATGGTTATTACTTTCAGTTCGTCATCCAATGGAATTTTATTGAATCCGGCCATGAGTTCCGCAACCAGATTTTGCCCCGGCATGATGTCGTCATCGCTTATCAGAACCATGTCGTTCTTAAGAATCTGGGCTGTTTTGAATTTGATATGACTGCCTTGCCTTTTGGAGGCTCTTATCACTGTGACTTTGCTGGAATATTTTCTTTCTTCTCCTGAATCATCCCAGACTGTTATGTCATCAACCTGCGGAGACCATGCCTGTAGCACATTTTTAAGGTATTTGAACCGCTTCCAGACAGGAATAAACAGCGATATTTTCATAAGATCTCCAGTATTTTTTTAACTCTGTTTGAATATTTATAATTATTAAGAACCCTCTGCCTTGCATTTCTGCCAAGCTCTAACCTCAGTCCTGGATCTGACAACAGAAATTTTATCTTTTCGACAATATCGTTGCTACCAAATGAATACAACACTTCTTCAAAAGAATTAAACTCTTTCTCTATACCTTTCACATATTCAACAAGGCAACAAGTCCCCGTAGCGGCTGCCAAATAAATCCGATTACTCCAGTAGTTTTCCTTGATTTCAGAGGGCGGCCTGGGCACGAAAGCGATTTTTGCTTGCTGGTACGCATCGAAAAAATCTTTCCCGTAAACACTAGCCTTCAAAGTCAATTTTTTCAGCTCAGGAAGTTTGTCTCCATTGCTTGAAGTATAAATAATACTTTTGAACTTTTGTCCGATTTTCTCTAAAGCCTGTATTCTTTCCGGCTCTCTGTCATATATCCCTCCAGTATAAATCACATCATACGGCCTGTCTTCATTGTTGCCGAGTGTATAATTGAAATCTTCTGGATCGACCCCCTGGCTTAAATGCAGATAATTATCAATATGGTTTTCCCAAGGGAAGTCGTGATCCGTTGTAATCAGCAGGTCTATATATGGGATTATTTTCCTGATGTTTCTGTTGCGCATTTTATTCATTCCGTCAATATCACTACAAGAATCAAAGTTCCATATAGCAAATTTTGCCTTCGGGGCCTTCGCTTTCGATATCCATACATTCAAGAACATCCGGTAACTGTACAGAAGTGAATTAAACCCTAGAATGAAATCAGCGTCTCCCGCCTTTGTCGATGCCATTTCAGGACTCACAAAACTAACATCATGACCCAAGGACCCGAAAGCCTTGCCGACCCGGTAACCGTTTGATATGTCATTTGACATCGCATATTTGTCAGTTACGATTAGAACCTTCATTAATTAGCCTCTAACATCGTGCCCAATTATCGGGTTTATCCCGCATAATATGCATTCTTTGGATTGATTTGTGCTCACCTTATGTACACGTATACTTTGCCCTTATTCGCTGCTCCTGCAAGAGTTATATAAAGATGCAGTTTGTCGTTGGCCACAGCACCAAGAGACGCAGAAAGCACAAACTCCGTATCGGCTGTGTCTCTCAACAATCCTCCACCCATCAAAACATCCACTCCGTCCTCGTCTTTGAGTTCCACACCATAGTTATCATCAGGGGCATCAACGCCGTCAGGCACAGTGCAGAGCCCCAATATCTTCCCAGAGTAATATTCAGTAGTCACCAGATCCGCAAGTCCTCCGGCAGTAGAAAGCCAGGAAAAAGCTATTTTCTTGACTGTTCCATATGTTTCTTCAAGCTTTGTAACTGTTCCTGCCATTTCGTCCTCCTATAATTCTTCGGCTTTTAACTGAGCCTTAAAACCCCTGTCAAGCCAAAAGATATTTGCATTGATTTCCCGATTAAAAAACACCAGTTCAACCCACCAATTCCTCGGACTTTCCCTTACAATGCCAATCTGGAACAACTTCCAAACCCTTGCCCTTTTAGGAATATAAATATATTTCACGCCGTCTATGCAATTCCTGTTCAAATAGTGGAATCTAATATCCATATTTCACCCTCCTATACGTTTATAAAGGCAGAGAGCAAGGGCTCAAACGTCAACCAATGCTCCCTGTCTGTTAATTTTCGTTACCTTATACTGCTTGTCCTGCTTATCTGATTTGGAATATCTTAAAGTAGTCAATATCCCACTCTACTGCTCCAGCTTCTCCATTTAAAACTGCAAATGTCGGCTGCATTGCAACGATTGGAATGTGCGTGGTGTGAGTAGCGACGAGCACTCCATCTACATATAAATAACAGGTTGTAATTCCGTCGCACCAGAATCCGAACTTGTACCATGTGGCAGGGGCGAATGTAAGCACTCCCGGTGTAGTTGTTGCTACACCTCCAATCTCAGTTAAAGCGCCAACTTCCGCAGTGGCATCGGCTTTCTGAAAGAAAATACCGTCATTTACGCCAGGAATAACGGTTGTATCTGTAATTGCCAATCCTATTAGAAACTCACTCTCAACGTGCTTCGCTGCGGTAACCAATTGCATTTTCGCTTCGAACCAAAGTGGTTTTGCGGCAGCAGGAATAAAAATATCCTCTGGTAATTTTTTTTGAATCTGGACACCATCATCATCCAAAACATCTGTTGTGAGCCTTAGAATTCCACCTTTGCCATTCTGCAATCCAACTGCTCCACCAACTCCAATTATCGTCTGTGTCCAGTCAGCAGTTGTCCAAGCGAAAAAATCCTCCATGTAAGTAATCCCAACTCCTGGGTCAAGTGATGCCAACTGAGGGCAAGTTTCCCACAGGGACACTCCCTTCTGAGGGCTGTAATCCTTGTCCCTAAAGGCCATATTGTAATTTCGCCAATATGCTTGTGTCTTCATAATGCACCTCCTGTGTGCAATGGTAGAGGGACTTTATCCAGCCCCTCTACCAATATGGTTACTTCTCTATTCTGTGAAAGCCTTCTCCGCGAGTCCAATCGCGCTTGTGGACTTCCTCAGTTTTAATTTTAGGCGATTCTGAAATCATCTTGTTTGCCGGTGAGGCTTTGACAGCCTTTGTCTTCCTCTTTCGAGGCTTTTTCTTTTTGGCAATCGGGGTCTTTTTAATAACCCCCAGATTTTCCAGACTTGCCTTGAATCTTGGATTCACCGAGACCAGATAATCACCTTTCCTGTGATTTCCCCAGTTCTTTATCAGTTTAACTTCCATCTTCAGATCCTAATGACCGTCATCAGGTAACATAAGCAGGCGGCGAGTACCTCAGCGGGAATCTGTGAATTGTGCAACCAACAAATCCAGCATTTGCTCCGACGGCAGAAATATGAGCGATTATCGATTTGAAACCGTTCGCTATATCCAGCTCCGAAGCGTTGGCCTCAAGGATGCTTATGGCCAAATCTGTAGCCGCGGTGAATGTCATTGTCTTTCCAGCAATGATTTTAACAAGGGTGAGAGTTCCGTCTGCAACTGCCGAAGCAACCGCTTCGTCTACCTCTATCGTGGTCACTCCTCCTGCGTAAGCAGATTCTGCCGCATCTACCGTGTATATCCCATCGTTACCCGTGCTACCCGAAATCACCAGCAATACTCCTACTGTAAACAATGCGGTAAGGTCTCCCGCTATACCGAAATTACCTGCTTCTGCTCCACCCGACGTCACTGCAACTACAGGATGGTCTTCCGATCCCTGATAGATACTACAAATAACGTCACTCGCAAGAACTCCAGCATTGAAAAACACTGCTGCATGATGAGCCAATGACATGGAGGTAACAAGGCTTACAAAAGCGGCAGCATTGATGTCCTGAGGATAAATCCCGAGAGTTGTTTTGATTGTTTTTTCAAATTCTGTATGTGCCATCGTGTCCTCCTATACTCTCTTCTTGAGAGTTATGAACGGGGATTGCGGGTTGCCGTTTTTGGGAGTGAAAACAGTCGGCCACCAGGGCTGACCGTCCATCCTGAATACAAACCTGAATGCTGTCTGGTCGTAGAGGAACATCAAATGAATCGATGTCGCTGTCTTGATTCCTGCGCCTGCGCCTCTTTTCTGTCCAACCATATACTGACTCCAGTCTATTAGCGCAATATCACCTTGCTGTCCGAGAATCGGGGAGTGTTCAGACCAGATTATTCTTTTGCCCATCAGGGTGTCAAAAGGCTTTGCACTGAAACCGTTTGCAGGTAGATAAACCGGCGCTCCGCCTGTTCCTACTGCCATCGCCATCGCCATCAACTGCGGGAAGATGCTGTTATTCGCTACCCAAACAACATTCGGTATTGATGCTGGATGCACCCTGCTCCACATGTCGGCGATGTTCTGCCAGACTATAGTACCGGCTGCCTGTCCTGCCTGAATGGGCACAGGAATTAACGCCGGGCAATTCAAAACCCCGAGAGGCTGTCCAACTCCAGTTCCTACCAGCATTGATTCGTCAACTTTCCACTTGATGACGTTCCCGGATTTCTTTGTGAGCAAGGGCTCCATCGAAATCGGGGAGTCTTCCAGTAATTCGTCTGAGCTGTAAACCAACACCACCAGCTTATTGAGTTCAAGAGTAGTCTTTCCGAATTTCGGCTTCGTTGGCAATTTTGTCCCAAGTTCGTCCAGCCAATAGGCCATCATAGCGCCGTACAAATACGTTGTGTGCGTGAAATCCTTGATAAAAGGAATGTGGACTGTGTTTCTTGCCATAGGGATAATATCCGCCATAGGTGCGAAATCAGCATTGGTAAAACCTCTCTCCATCAAATTGGCTGAATATTCCGGGGGGATAAGATAACCACCCTGTTCTGGATCGCTTATTACTAATGACGGATCACCGTAATCCGGCTTACCGCTCATGATAATCTTCTCGTATGCCTCTACATCACTTGTCCACTTCTTGAGTCTGGGGGCTAATTCCCGGACCTGAGGCTTTGATGCCACATACACGTCTTTCGCAAACATCGAATACGAATCATACCCGCCTGATTTACTCAAGCCCTTGAGCTCGTTTCCGCCATCTTTTCCTACATCAACATCACCCCGGGGACCTGGCAGATTTGCCAGCTTTTCAATCTCTTTTTCCAGTGCTTTTTTCAGGTCTTTCTGCTCGGACACCACCGAAGCCAATTCAGTCTTGATCTGTTCCTTCAGTTCACCCAGCTTGACAAACCCTTGGCTCATGACATTCGACTCAATAATTGATGATACAAGCTCTTTAAGGTCTTTTAATGTGAATTCGTTTTTTTCTTCTTGTTCTTTTCCCAACTTTCTATCTCCTTAAAAATTTCTAGTCTCAACCTCTTTCAACTCCGCTTCACTGCCCCTTGAAAATTACTCCGCAAGCACTTCGCCTTTCGGCTACTCCGGGCTCGCTTCATTTTCTACTGGCAGCTACTTCACTAAAATCTACTCAAAAATCAAGAATAGATGCTATCTCAAATAGTCCTTAAATGGACTTTAAAAGCGTTATTCATAAAATAATCACTATTTATCATATTTTCAACTATTTTGTTCCTTTTTTAGTCATTACATCCTAAGTTATTGTTAATAAAGAAGTTATCAAGTTCGCTATTTGACCGTAGTGAACAAGTTCAGTCGATGTGTGTGTAGTTATATTAATAGTCATTTCTTCTTTATTGCACTTTTCCTTTTAAAAAGTCAAGCTTCTCCTGCACTATTTTTCTCAAATCCAATTTCTCTACGAGTTCCTCAGCCAACTTTTTGGCCTGCTCTTTGTCAATAACTTTTATCACTTTATCACCATCCTTGACGGCTTTAACTGGTGGCTTCAACTTCGCTAATTCAAAATTTATTTTTAATTTTTTGTCGTCTCCGCTCCTTTCCTCTTCCTCAGCCTCAGACTCAGAATCTCTCTCTTCCTCTACCGCTGTTTCTTTCAACAAAACAGCCAACGCTTGTGCCGCCTCATTCATCTTGCCGTGACAATCCGTGAGCAGCCTCCGGTTCTTTGCCGAGATTACTCTGCCTGATCTCATCTCCATTATGTCATTTTTCAGTAAGCTAAACTCCTCTAACAGATTCTTTGCAATGTCAATGTCCAATGTCTCTACTTCTTTCGCCGGCTCGAACTTGATTCCGTCATGATCTTTGCAATGCTTGCTTGCCTGTGCCGAAGTCCATGCATCCTTCGGATACCTGAATCCCTGCTCTGTCATTGTCGTTTCACCCTTCAGCCTTCCTGCTATGACTCGGTATTTCTTGCCGTCACTCGTTCTTGAGTAGCTCCGGAATGACCCAGGCGTGAATAAATTAGGATTTTTTAATCGGCATGAATGTTCTTGTGGAAATGGCATGTTACACCTCCTCTTGAATTGTTCCTTTTAATATGGTATAATTCATATTATGAAAAAGAAAACAATTTTGAAAAATCAAATTCTTAAATCTAAATCGATAATTCATTGGGAAAACGAATTTCAAAAAGTTGATCCAAATGGGGCAAAAAGGCTTATGATTAATATATCTTGTGGTAAATGTGGCAATATTCGTGCATGGCGGAAAGACATAGTTTTGAAAAGATTGAAAACTGGCATTTTTACTGGTGTTTGTAAGAATTGCTATCGTTTTCTTACATGGGAAGAAAAGAATAGAAATCGTCCTCTTCAACGAAAACCTACTAATCATGGATATATAAAAATATTTCTTGGGAAGCATCATCCAATGGCTGACAAAAGAGGCGAAATCTATGAACATCGTTTTGTAATGTCTAAATCTCTTGATCGTCCTCTTGAAACTTGGGAACATGTTCATCATAAAGATGGGAATAAAACTAATAATTCTCTTGAAAATCTTGAACTTCATCCTAACAGCGAACACTATACAATTAGAAAAATGAAAAATTATATTTTTAAACTTGAATCTATTCTTATTGCTCATAATATCCAACTTCCTCATCACTAATTTTCTCACCTTCTTCATAAAGTTTTTTGAACTCTTCCGGGTCTAAGCCCTCTACGCTATCCCAATTAAGATTTTCATATTCCTCAACAGTAAGCCCTAATTGCTTTCTTGCTTCCTCTTCATCACTCCTACCCGGCCCCGGACGCTCTACCCTTCTCATTTCTCCTCCGCATTTCGGGCATTTTATATCAGCACAATGTTCGTCACTTCCCATCTTATAACCACATTTAATACATTCACATTCATATTTTGCTTTCTTTTCCTCAGGAAATATTTCCGTCAATTCCTCATCGCTGTAATCTTTAAAGTCAGGAGGCTCCTTGTCCCAATGTTTATAATGCGATTTCAGATGATCATAGACGCTTTTCCTGTCTCCACCCGGGATTACTACTCCGCCACGAGCCCCAAGCAATGCCCCCATAGCTGCCGAAACCCCGCGCCATACAGCCTTCTTGTCTCCTGCTCTGTGATGTGGCAACTTATAGCTTGATTTTTTGTCTGCATTTCCTGAATCATACCATGCGCAGATTATTTTCAGCGCATCAACATCTGCTTCCCTTATCTCTCTCGGTCCATCCCAAGCTGTTCCCTCATCTGCTGCTCCATGATCTGCGTAAGGGATTGCCCCTTTAACTTCCGCCTGTGTTTTATCCTCATCCTTCTTTTCCTCTTTGAGTTCTTCTTTTTTCTTATCATCTTTACTCAAAGCCCCCAAGTCGATAATTTTTTTGCCATCCTCTTTCCCTCCTTCTAACTTGGCCTTCAACCTGTTTATGTTTTCAAGATTCAATCCCATCTCCTTAATCAGATCGTCTGATAAGTCGTAACCTTTAGCCACTTCCAGAGTCGCCGCTTCTGGATTCGATGGGACAGCACAGGCCGAGTATTCCAACAATTCCCAGACGTCATGGACATACCTCACCTCACCTGACTTCGGGGGCTCACCTATGGAAATTGAAAGCTTTCCGTCCCCCTTTTCTGGTTTATGACCTTTCAGCGGTATGAATCCAACCGACCACATCCTCAGCCAATCTTCTTTGAACAAGTTATAAATGCTTGCCGCCTTTGGGCTCGTCAGAATGAACTGCGTCAGAGCCACCAAGCCTTTCTCATCATGTTCAATTTCGAGGTTTTTGCCTATAATATTATCAGGATCCGAAGGGTTATGAGACCACAAAACCATCGGATTCTTCTTGTAGTTCTTGAGCTTAGCTCCTTTCGGCATCATTATCTCATGGTCTCTGTCCAAAGCCATTGTCGATATGTAATGCCGTACCTGCCCTTCCGGCAAGCCCTTCGTCACCTTCTTGTCCTGAACATAAAACTTCCGGATAAAAGGAATATCCCCGGCGCTGCGGTAAGGCACTTTGGGACTTTTCAATATATCTTTTATCGCCTCTTCCCTTAAATCGTTCCAAGAAACTTTTATCTCAGAAAGCTTTAGTCTTTGTGTCAATATTTCCTTTGCCATTTTAACCCTCCTAAAATTATTTTCATGTTTCTATTCATTAACCGCATTAAACTTCCTTTAAAATAGCCAAAAGTGTGCATCGGCAGTCTGGGTGTAATGGACAATGCTGGATTTCCTCATAATCAAAAGGCATGGTTTTACCTGTTTCAAAAGTATGCTCTTCGCCCAGCTTAAAAAATGGCTCTTCTAAAGGCATGGTCGCTCCATCCATTTCTGCGCATTCCGGACAGCAACGTGCGTCCATCGTACTTAACCACTGCTTCCCCTCAACCACTCCACTCTGCATCATACCTATCCAACCGCCTCTGTTCGATGCCTTCAGGGTTTCCGTTCTCGCTATCAGCGTAGCTCTGGCTCTCGATGCTGCGAATATCTCTGCCACCCGGGCTCTGATCTTTGGGATGCTTTCGCCATCAGCTATCCCTTCCATTAGGCTTGTTCTCAGCTTTTCATGCTGTGTGTCTGTTATTGACCAGGCGGCGTTTTTCGAGTTTGTCGCTATCCATTCAATCACTCTCGGGTCCATCTTGTCAAATGCTATCTCAAGGCCAAGGTCATCCAAGGCATATTGGCCTCCCGATTCAAGCGGAGTAGCTGTCAATAATTTGCCATCTGCCGTCAATGTTCCACGCCACTTCTGCCTGTTAAACAGCCATTGGTTAACGTCGAACCCATCTTTACTGCTTTTATTGTAAATTTCATACAAATATTTAATTTTTCCAAGAACCTCTTTTTCCATTTCGCTATATCTCTTTCTGAGCTTCCGTTCGTATTTCACTATAAACTTCTCATTGCGTCTCAAAAACTCCTGTGGCCTATTTCTCTTTAAAATCTCTTTACTTTTTTCTATTGCCTTACCGTAGATCGCTTTTGCAATCATGGCTATTATTTTTTCCTTAACGATATACTCCAGCAACTTATCGGAAACACAATTGCAGAATTTCTCTTTCAGGTTGACGTCTCTCATTTTATTTTCTTCATTATTGCCTTCGCAACACCGTCAGCCAACTCCTCGAAATTATCGGCTATCTTTATTCCTTTGCTTTCTTTCTTTGGGGGGATAGCCGGCGCACTGCCAAATGGAAGCATGTTCATTGGAAGTATAGGAACATCCCCCCAGTCAACCTCGTCTTCCCCTCTCTTTGCTCTCTCCTGATTGACAGAACTGTATGCCGTCTTGAGCCTGGACTCCATTTCCTTGAGCTGGAAGTCCCTGTCCTCGGGTATACAATTATCAAAAGCACAAAAAATGCTGCCATCATCATAAAGTTTCAAAAGCTGTTCATTCATTTTCTGCTCGTAAAGCTTTAGTTTCGGGTCAATGGTATCTCTCATATACTGCCTGTAAGCTACCGTTGCGTTTGCCAGGTTAGACTTGTCGGGTGACAATAAAGGCATGGGTACGCCAAGACCGTCTGCGATCTCTTCCCGGGTCAGCTTTCTCCCCTCAAGATGATTCAGGTCCCTCGGTCTTATAGATATCGGTTTGTACTTCAGTCCGCCTTCCAGTAAAGCTACCTGCCCTGTTTTATCTACCCCTCCGTATGTCTTTTGCCAATTCTTCTTAACACGATTATACTGCGTAGTCGTCAAGTCCTCGTCTGATTCAAGGACTGCATCCGGCCTTGCCTGGTTCTTGAATATCGCGTGTTCATACTTGTATATCTGGGCGTTGACCGTCACCGGATCCGCCAACCCTTCTATCGGACTCATCCCTACCGCTCTGCTTCTCAGGTTCGGGTACTTGTGGTGGACTATTTCCTCAACATCAAAAGGCACTTCATTCGTCCCAACCCTATAAACAAATCCTTGAATGTAATCATCAAAAGTCTTCCCTATCGCCGGCTTCATGTACTGAGTTTCCATAACCCAGAGTTGCCACGGCACTCCCAGCTTGTTCTTCCTGATCCACCAGTAACTATTGCCTGTTATGCCCATGAAGCTCTCTGTAAGCATCCATAAATCAGCCTGATTCAGCAAAGGATTGACGCTTTCCATCATCGTTAAGAATGGATGTAAAAGCACCTCTTCTATTTCCACATCCTTGCCCAACCAAAGCCTAAGACCCGGATTTTCATACAGGAATTTGAGCTGTTCTTTTTCAACCTTTCTTGTCGGCGTAACTTTGTATCCGGGAGAACCCTTCTGTTTTTTAACATACAGCCTTAGCTTCTGCCTAGATATCTGCCTGGCATTGTACTGGACACATATATAGACCCAGCTTTTATTGTATTCCAACTGCGAGGACGGGTCGCTTAATCGTTCTTCGACACCTTCCCCCCATGTATTGCTTCCTCCCCAGATGCTTTCATCCCCAACGTCTGGAGAAGACCAACCCCTTGCTTTAAGCCCAATGCTTAAAACTCTCCTTCTTTTGCTGTAATTTATATTTATCGGTATTTTCATTGTTATGCCACCCTCCGAACCCCGGGCTCTCTCTTTTTCTTTATATATCTTCGCACAAAATACTTCGTTTCGTCGCACGTGTGATCGTTTTCTTTAATGGGCACTCCATTCTTTTCCGAATAGCTACCAACCTCTCTAATCCAAGCCTTGCACTTTCTGTTGACATAGAAAAGCGGGTTGCCAAGAACGGGAGCCAGGGCGTCTCTAACTGCCTCTATCCCTTCGTCAACATCCGTGTCTCCTCGATACAAAGACACACCTATGTCGTCCCATTCACGCCTCAAGTCAGCACGAGCCGGATCTGCCACTCCCTCCTTGATCTTCTTCCACCAAGGCCTAACTTTACATTCTTTCATAACTCTCTTGTTTGTTGTGTTGCCAATATAAACCTCGTCTACCCTAACCCAGCCTATAGGGAATTTCTGCCAGACGCCAACCGAGAAGGGATTTGTTCCTCCCCAGTCTATCGAAAGATAAACAGGCTTGCTAGGATTAAAGCCGGGCAAGTCTAGGGGACTGTGTATCATCTTATCATACTGAGCCCCATAAACAAGATCGTCCCTGCCAACTTTATTTGATAGCCATTCGACTTGCAATGTCATGTCGCTCAGCTCATACAGCTTCTGAATAAAGTCTTCTATTTTATAATAGCCGTTTGCAGTTTTCATCTGCTTTCCAGGACAATACGGAGACAGCTTGCAGGTTGAGCAACTATAGTCTTTACAACTTTCGATCGCATCAAAAACGCACCACTTATATATCTTTATGCCGCCGCCGTTGGTGGCCTTCTCTAATGCGTTGTCCATTACTCCGCCAGTTTTATGATTTGTAGATAGCTTGCCGATAGAGGCCTTTATGTCGAATTTGCTTTGAGGTATAGACAATGCTGCTTTGTAAACCTCATCGTCCATCTCGTCGATTTCATCCAATATCAATTTCTGGCTGTGAGGGCCTCTTGTCGATTTCGTCGAGGCCGTCAGGACTGAAACCAAACTGCCGTTCTTCCATAGCATCTCGCTCTTTCTTGGCTCAACAGCCAAATATGCGTCCTGCAACCCTGTGGATTTCCAGAAGTCCATCATAGCCTTATAGGATTTCTCCGATTGCTCAAAAGAACCTCCCAGAATCGTTGTTTCTACTTTAGGATTGAACGAGCTCCTCACCCACGTTATTAAACCAGCTAGGTAAGACTTAGAGCCAGATCTATTTGCCCAGACTATATAGTCTCTGACCCTATCCAAGAGGATGTCAGCCACAAACTTGAACGGGGCGGTGTGTTCAGGATTATTGCATATTCGCTTAGTCGAAACTATCGGGCCTTTCAGCCATTGCAGAAGCGCGTAGACATCCGCCTCTGTCTTTAACCCTTTCTCCCGAAGCAACTCTATACAGGAACGCTGGAATAAACTACTTTCCGGCCGCGACCAGAAGTTTTGTTTCTCCCTTTCCGTTTCCTCCGGAGAGCTTCTTGAATTGAGTGACAAATTCGTCGACATTTAAAACGCCAACCTCCTTGAATAATAATTTGAGACTTTCAATGACCGCATCCTCTTGCTTATTGGTGACTTCTATGTCCTGCTTGTCTTTCCAGTCTTTCGACCGGCGGTTCTTCAGCCAGAATATCTGGGCGGTCGTATCGGGCAAAACCTGTTTCTTTGTCTTCCTTATCGACACAGGACTCGCCTTTTCCTCGCCTTCCTTGCCAGGCCTATACTCTACCGTAGTCTCCTCATATTCATATCCTCGAGCTCTTTTAAGAAGAGCATTCTCGACCTCCACGTCAACAGGGGCTTTGCCTCTTTTTAAGGCATCAGAAAATTCAGGATATTTCTTCACATATTGATAAAAAGTCTCTTGCGATATCCCAAACTTTCTGGCAATATCCTTGTCTATCATCCCCTTTCTGGCATAGTCTTCGGCAAGCAGAGGAAAATCATCATTATATTTAGTCTTTCTAGCCATTTTCCCTCGTTGCCCTTATCTCTTCTTCTGGGGTATCCTCGCAGTAGTTTGTTGTCGGTTGACTTGCTATGTAATTTTTGTTATAATTTATGAGATGGTTAAGAAAAGTTGTGTTATTTGTGGACAAGAATATAGGGCCTTTCCTTATAGGTCTGAAAACTCTAAATACTGCAGTAAAAAATGTTGGAATAATAGAAATCCTCCAGATAATAAAATCTGTGAATTCTGCCAAAAGCCCTTTAAGGCTTATATAAGAATTCAAAGATTTTGTTCTCGTTCTTGTGCTCGTCGGGGGACTCGTGGCAATGCCTTTAAAGACGGTAAGTCTATGTTTCGTGAAAGAGCTCGCCTTTCTAATCAATTGAAGGAATGGCGTGAAGCAGTTTTTAAACGAGACAACTATACTTGCCAAAAATGTGGGAACAAAAAAGAGCTTCATGCCCACCACATAAAACCATTTTCCAAGTATCCCGAACTGAGGTTTAATATTGACAATGGCATTTCTTATTGCATTGATTGTCATGGCAAAATTCACAATAAAAACTTCCTTCCAAAAAGAAGGCCAAGAACCTGTATTGATTGTGGCAAACAAACCAAAGGACGAAGCCTTTATTGTCGTTCCTGTGCTATAATTCGATGGCATGCTTCACGCTCCCTCTGAAATTTCTGCTTTCATTTCGCTCCACTTTTTCCCGTCTTCTCTTATGGGATCATTTCCTGTAAAATTAGCCCATCTATCGAGACAGACTTGAATATACAGGGGTTCAATTTCCATGCCATAGCAGATGCGGTTAAGTTTTTCGCAGGCGATTAGAGTTGTACCTGAACCTAGGAAAGAATCCAAAATAGAATTTCCCCCAAAGTCATTAAGTATGCTTATAAATAATCCAACTGGTTTTTGTGTCGGATGAACCCTTGATACCAACTC